CCCACGCACAGCTTAAAGAACTAGGTGGTCCTGACTTCAGATCGGTTTCTGGAGTCATTGAGTGGTTAGTCGCTCAGGAAATTAAAAAAAGAAAGAAGAGAAAAAAATGACAGAAAGTTCATTTAAAAGAATAAAGAGAACAGCGGAGATGAGCCAAAAAGCTGATAAAATTTTAAAAGCTTTAAAAGTTACAGTCGCTGCAGCTCATGGAAAAAATGCTACAGATGTATCGGATGCTACGAAAATAGTAGAAGACACATTAATAAAAAATGATGCAATAGTAGATATAATGATAGCTGCATCAGATTCGAGAGCTCATGCACGATAAACATAATTTATTTGTGTACGGCACATTAAAAGAAGGAGGAAGGTTGCATCATCTTTTAAAAGATTCAACCTTCCTTGGAACCTATTACACGGAACCTAACTATTTTTTATTTGATACGGGGCCTGTTCCTATGGTTTTCCCTGTTCCTAAAGGGACAGGTCAAAAAGTAGAAGGAGAAATTTACGAAGTTAATGACTCTGAATTTAGAACCATAAAAACAATGGAAGAAGGGGCGGGATACGATACTAAACAGGATATTTTTCTATCTAAGGGAGGAACAATTCACCGTTTAGCTTCAATCTTCGCCTATCCTCCTAAATACTTTCACTATAATGGTGAAATCAAACAGGGGGTTGTAAGCTGGAAGGTGTAGGATATCTTGTATTTTAATGAGATATCCGCTATAGTGTGGCACGATATTAATTAAGGAGGTCTGAAATGACTGACATAAATAAAATCGTGTCGCACGTAGTTGACATACCAGGAAAAAAAGAAGTTCTAGTGACTTACACAGATGGAACTTCAATGAAATTTTATACTAAAGAATGGGAACAAGTTATTAGTAAAGGCCGTGAAGCCTATACTTTTCTATGTGCAACCGAAGATTATAAAAATCTTTTAGAACACGATTAAGCACTACACGACATACATTCTTCATCTAATACTGTATCTTTATCTTCTAATTTTATTTCTTTTGCTGAGGATAATCCAGGGGGCAATGGATTAGCCATGGTAACCTTAACTTGATTATCTTGATTATCTTGATTCCACTCATTAGATCCCCATCCATTACCTTTTAGATCTTGCGTTTTTTCTGGAGGAGTGGGTGGCTTAAATGAAGTGTTTACTGACTCACTAATATTTCCATTTCTAGCCTCGGGAGAAAACAATGCTAATTTATATTTTTCTTCTAAAATCTTAACTTTTTCTGCTAAATACGCTGTTGCTTGAAGCGCTTTTTTATAATCTTCGCGTGAAACACAGTCACCTGTCCCACCACAATTACATTGTTTTTCCATTCTATTCTCCTTATTTATAATTTTGGGTGAGAACTAATTTAAACACATCGTCGGCATATATCAAGAAATCTTTTTTAATTATTATCTTGACGCATTTCTAATCTTTTTCGTTGGACTATCCAGGGCTTAGGAATAACCACCCCTCGACCCCCGTTCTGATCCGTCTCGTCCCAGCACCCAATCAAAGTGATTTTTTCTTCGCTTTCCTCTACAATCCAGCCTACACTTTCAACGCTTGCCAGCTTCTTTTCTTTAATTTCCTGTAAAGAAAGCCATCCTGTTTCAATATCCGTGGCATCCAACCAGGTAATCATTACCAAAGGAAAAGTCATCGCACTAATCCAATATTAAAATTAACGGCAACTGATATTCTTCTCTTCTTACTTTTATTTAATGACACTCGGTGCGGAAGCCACGAAGGAAATAATAATAAATCATGGTCCTGGGGAATACGTTCAATGTTTTGCGCATTAATATAATTAGGTTCACCAATCAACGGATGATATTGAATAGCTCCTGGACGAGGATCACAAAAAATAATAGGTCCTTGAGCTACTCCGTGCGTTTGCACGTAATAAACAGCAGAAAGAATACAGTTACCATGCACATGCGTATTATTCGATCCTCCCGGCGGATTAATATTGGCCCACGCCCCGCCTTCTGAAAAAAACTTTCTATTTTTTAATTCCCATCCCATTGCTCTTCCATAAATAGGCGCATATTCATCAGCGATTGTTTTAGTTAAATTTCCCAAAGGTCCTGTGTGAGTTGTTTTAGAATGCCAACCACCCATGTTTGATTTAACCACACCAGGATCTTTTTTAATCCAAGCTTTAACTTCCTTTAAAATTGATTCCCGCAGCTCAGGATGTTTCTCCTTTAGATTAAATTGCATAGCCAATGTGGCAAACATCATTTGACCGACAACAACAGGCTCTTTACTCGTGTTCATTTTTTATTTATACATTGGAGGCAGAGCCAAGTGGGCTTGCTACTTGTTTTTTTCATGAGCTTCTTCGAGTATTCTCTTAAGCAGCCATCACAAATTTTAGTTGTCTCCTCGACAATATCATCGCGAAAATCACCATATTTTTCAATAGGTTTCATCATTTCTGTAAGACCAGGAATATAGTGATCTTTTAATGGAAATAATTTTTTCTTCCTATTGTAATGTTCCGGATTCCAGGGCATTATTTATTTTTCCCAGTTGGTAACGCTTGAACATTAAAGGACATGGATCGGCGTTCTCCTTCCCCTCGAAAAGGGGACACAGAGTGACCGAGCCACGCAGGAAAAATATACATGTCTCCTCGTACCGGCAGTTTGTTATGCGTCATGCCAAATCGTAATGTTAGTGAATCATATTCCCTATTATTATGAAAAGTAAGCCAGCCATCCGGTTCTGAATCCTTATTAATCTGTTCAGGGACCTTAAGATAAATAATTCCCGATAATGTTCCACTATGCGTATGCACGGGATTATAGTCCCCTGCGTATTGAGAAACGATCCAAGACTTCTGGAAAATTAAATCAAAACTATTCCACATTTTAATTCCTCTTCCATCAAACATTGTTACAGCTTTGACATAGCCCCGACATGCCTGGAGTATTCCTGTGTCAATAAAAGTTTTCATATACCCTTCGCGAGGAATAGCTATTTGCTGCCCCTCATGAATTTTTCCAGCCAATTGATCCGAGTGGTCCTCTTTGTCCTCGGCGTGTAAAAGTTTCGTTGTTAAAATTTCCAACTGAACGACTATATCTTCGGGCAGTACCACTTTGCATGATGGAATAGGAAATAAGTATTCTATCTTCGCTTGAACATTAATTGGATCTTTGGTCATAATAAAGGAGTCCCCCAGTGTTTCTTTGTTGCTGCATTGACGCGTATCCAAGCCGGGCAGAGATTAGAACTGAAAGCTAATTTAAAATCCCCTTCTTCATTGGCGTACGCCCTAATTCCCTCGCGCACCGATTCTTCTTGAAAATCATCGCCCGCTATGACGCCGTTTTCTTTTAATTTCGGTGTCCACGCTTTAAGATCTTTATAAACATTCTCCGCGTCATGAGACCCATCAATCATGATAAAGTCCAAGGACTTATCCCGATAGCGTCGAGATGCTTGTGTACTGTCCATTTTTATAGGATTAATAATATGTTTCACCGGGCTTATATTTTTTGTGAATTGTTTAAATAAATTTTTTTTCTTCAAATTTTTCATGATCCATCGCTGCGAGTCTGTTTTAATATGCTTATTAAGTTCCTCATCACTTAAGTTATGCTCCCATGATCCTTTCCAGGTATCAATGCAATCGAATTTAATTTTCTTTCCTGAGTTATGAATGTTCGTTGCCATATAACAAGAGCTCCTTCCTTTCCAGCTTCCTATTTCTATAAAATGGGACCCATCCCCAAACCATGATAAAGCCATATCATAAACATCGGCATAGTTAAACCATCCTTGAATCCCAAAATAAAAATGATTTATTTTTTCTTGCCGACTGTCCACGGGATTCCTTTTTCTTCCATGTCTTTTATGCCGTCCTTTAAATCATCTGTTTTACGCAGTAAAGCAATTGTTTTAATCTGCTCCTGGAAGTTACCTGTGAACTTCGTCGCACCTTCATGGCGCATGTTTGCCGTACATAAGGCCCAAATCTCGCGGCTCGCGGCCTGAACACGTTCGCAAAAAGCAAAATCCTCTCCCAAGCGATACCCCGATTTCAAGGTCATTACATCAAAGAATCCGTACATATTTTTCGTATTATCTACATCTTTGTAGGGCTGGACCCGATAAGGATAGGGAGCTTCAATTAAGCGTGTAAAAACTTCTCTTTTAATTAGCATCATTCCTGTTGGTGCTCGCCTTACTTTTAAGAAACCATCTTCGTTGGGTTGAATCGTACTCTTGCCGTTGTCCTGGTTCTCAAAGACCACATTGAAGGTGAGTCCCGCTTTATCGTATTCCGCATGGGGATCATTCGTAGTCCGAAATTCCTGCCACGCCCAATCGATTGATTTGTTTGGATAGGGCGCGACAGCGACATCCTTGTCCGCTTCCAATAGCTTCTCGAGGGTCTCTACTCCAAAGGCAACGTCAGCGTCGACGAAGAGAAAATGAGAATAATGATCGTTGTCATTAAGGAATTCCGCTACGCATCTATTTCTTGCCTCCGTGATGATAGCGCTTCGACCCAACCAGTAAAAACGAATAGGAATATATTTTTTTGCAGCCCACGATTGGACGTTAATCATGGACTGCATAAAATCCACTGTAACAAGGTTCCCAAAGCAAGGAGCTGTTATGAAAATAGATTTTGCATCTAAGGAAAATACATCAGGCTTCTTCCTCAATTGGTGTAACCCTTTTGTTGACATCAACCCTCCTGTATTTCTTTTTATTCTTCACCACCCGCGGCTTGTACCGGGGAGTGAACAAATCCCTTGCTACCGGATTAGACTTTCTTTTTATCCTATTTTTTTGCAATTTCCCATCTAAATTTTGGTTCCTTGACATTTTCCTGTTTTTCCCTGTTTGCCCTGGTCTGCCAGCCCTTGAGATGATCTCCAAAGCCCCTAGTAGCCCCAATCATGCGCCACCCGGTGGCGCGAATAGATCCTCCTGCTTCCTTCCTAAAGGTGTAGGTAATCATGCGCGTGCCGCCCATTTGTTGCCATATTCGCCAACACCGCCCATAGAGGAAGCTGCAGGCGTTCTTTGGTGCCTCGGGCTTGGCGCAAAGCCTCGTGATTTCGGCCGTCAGGCCGTTATCCAGCTTGCGTGCCACCGGACGACCAACGATGGCAACTGCCACCAAAGTATCCCGAAAAGTATTTACGGGATTATGAGTATCCCGAAAAGTATTTACGGGATTACTGAGACAACCCACCGCGAACCGCGCCCCTTGGACCTTCTTATTGTGCCTATGATACATTTCTACAAATTCATTGGCAGCCCGGATGGTGATTGGTATAATTTCTAAAGACACTATAGATCTATTAATTTTTCTCCATCTAATCTTATATCCTTTTCTTTCCTATATTGCTCTAGTTGATCTGAAAAAGCCTGCATTTCCAGACAATATGTTTCCACATATAAAGTACCTCTCCCTTTTTTTATTTCTAAATCAACTAAAAAATTTTCTAAATGAGGGCGTTGTAATTCACACTCTTTTTCCGTGTGATAGGCGTAATATCCTTTATACGTAATTGCAGGACTCCCAGGGAACGCTATTAATGCTAATAAAAACCAAACTGTTATCATACTTTACAAATTTACACCTTCTCCCTACAAAACGTAACACGCTTTATGAGGCATACCTTATTTTTTCTTGCTTTTTTGTTAAGCTGTAAATACTGTCAATATATGGAAGACAGCATTAAGGTCTTAGCAGAGCTAACAAAGAGGAGTTTTCGCACACCTCTTCCTCAGAAAAAAAATCTTCTATATAGGTATGTCAGATATATTTTAAATTTTTTTTTTTAAAATTTTTTAAAAATCATTCAACATAGTCAACATCATTAAAAAATATATATATTCTGTCATTAATTAACACAAATAATGTGTTGAATGAGTATTTTAACCATTCAACATATTCAACATCACATTACACTTTTCATTGAAAAGCTTAAAAAAATATATTAAATTACTTTGACATAACTATATAAGAGATTTCATTGAAAACAATACCTCAAGAACTGTATAGTGCATTATTACTGAAGTATCAGGCAAGCATCGCTGATGCTAAGGCGCGTATTAGAATTTATTTTGAACATCCTGTTGGTATTGGAGAGCATCCTCAACACCTGGAAGAGATTGATAAATTACTGGATCTAATCTCCCAGGCTGAAGATAAAAAATCTTCGTTGGAAAGACATTTTGAACATCATGCCAAAATATAAAAAAACTGAAAAGCTTACCCCGATGCAACTTCGTTATTCTCATAATTTGGTTTTTGGGGAAGGTAAGGTTACTGGAGCTGAGGCAGCTCGTCAGGCAGGATATTCTGAGAAAGTAGCACGTCAAGTTTCCTATCAGCTTCAAAATCCAAGTTTATATCCAAAAGTAGTTTCTTATATTAAAGAGCTCAGAGAAGACCAACAAAAGAAAAATGAAACTAACTTGTCTGTTCACATGCGAGATCTTAAGGAATTAAGGGAGGGAGCAAAAGATAGTGGACATTGGTCGGCAGCTGTAAATGCCGAAAAAATCCGAGGGCAAGCTGCAGGGCTACATGAAAAGGTTTCCACCGTATTACATGGAACGATTGATAGTATGAGTAGAAAAGAAGTAGAGGAGCGACTCAAAGAAATAGTTGAGTTTCACTCCCCTTTAATAGATCACATCACTATTGAGGATGTTAAGTCAAATAAGCCACTTAAGAAGTAATTTTTTCTATAAGTTTAGCTAGTTTACTCATTAGCCAATACATCATTTTTTATCCTTTCCAAAAAGGTTATGCCCGTATGCGATTGCAACCCATAGAATCACACATAACACTAATAAAATTAATCCTAATAAAACATTTGTAATCATTTCTACCCCCTAAAATATTCTTCTTGTAAAAGATTTATAATTTCTTTTAATTTTTCTACATAAAATGGATCTACAGCATATGGTCTTAAAGTTTCAATTAATTTATCATAATCTACTTCTCTTGTAATCATTGATTGTTTAACTCTTTCGTCCCTAAAATCTTTAAAATGACTGGCAGAATTTAAAAGATGTATATAGTCTGAAACTGATTCACATTTTCTTCCATAACTTTTTATTAAGACGTTGGAATTTAAAGCTTTTAGATGAGGTTCTGTTTCATCGGTTTCTATCATTCCATAAAAATTATTGGCTTCTTTAGCAAAACGACTTTTTCCCCAATCGGATTCCAGAATAGCCTGCGCTATACTAATAAGAACAGGCACTCTGGTATGTGGTGGAATTTCTTGATTCACACTAATAGTGCACTCGGCAATCCCTCTTACAAATAGTTCTTGTTTGTTATCGGTATACGTAAAATCGAAACCACTTAAGAACGAACTGCATAGTGTTAATAATGTTGCACAAATTTCCTTCACCATAAAAGTTTATGTCTTTTTGGTTCGGGTGTCTATACTCCACATATCAATATCTATTTTAACAATTTTACCTTCATGTACGTATCCCCATACTTGATACAAGCCATCTCCGTGTCCACTTGATACATGAATGGCAAGTCCTTGGGATTTAGAGTTAGGAAAATTGCTAGATGAAGTTCCTTCTAAAGTTTTATGACAAACATCGTTGTAAGAGAAAGCTGTTGGTTTTGATTTATCATCATAGTCTTCTTTCTTCCAATATTCATCAATTCGACAAGGATCAGTTATCATTAACTGACCACTATCAATAGCTATATGTCCAAGACTAATTCTTTTCATTATTTACCTCCTTTTTCTTTAGATTTAGCTCTGATTGTTTTTTGACATGGTATACAACCCGAAAAGTATGTGCCGTCTTTTCTTTGATAGAACATACGATTAGGTTTTAGTTTTCTACAGACATAACAAGTTTTGCTTTTCTCCGTTTTGCGAAGAGGTGCGGATCTTGTTACAGGCTCCCTATTTAGAGCTTCCGGAAATACAATATTTCTTTTTGATGATAATCTTTTATAAAATTTAATCATGAGCTCTTTTCTATTAACCAACTTGTAAGTAGTTGGACCCATTTTAAATGTTACTTTTCTTTTTGTGTTTATATCATCACTTCCTTTTGAAATAATGTGTAATAATTTGTTTAACCAGAAACTTTTATTCTTGTCCCTAAAGACACGTGGAATAAAAGTCTCTTGAGTTAGAGCTCGATTATTATATTGTTGTGCCACGTATGGAATGGGTTGAACTATATCAACTCCGAATCCATTATTGCATTTTACGTGTTCAGTTCTCATTTCTTTCTCCTTTTTAATGGTTTCTGTTTTCACTGTACGTTTCCTCTTGATCCTATGTCATTTTCTCGGTGATAGGCATCAATAACGGTATGTATCTCTTTTAAAAAATTCTTACAAATTCTTATATCTCTCTCTAATGAGGCAATGCCAAAAAACAATTCACAAGGTTCATATGTTTCTTTTACAGCCTCCATAACCACATTATAGACATGTTTATCACTAATTTTATTTTCTAGATCTTTACAACGTTTGGAAAACTCTTTTAAAAGTTCTCTTTCCGTCATGTCCAAATCAAGTTTTATGATCATTTCTGTCATTTCTTTCTCCTTTTTAATGGTTTTTTTAGTGCTTTAGCCAAGTGTCTTTTTCCTGTTCCTTCTGGCATGTTATATTGCATAGGACCCGTTCCTTTTTGGTTTGGTAAATCCATTAATGTTGCCCTAGGTTTATTATCTCCTGGTATCATTTCAATAGGTCTGCCATCTGAAGCGTGCGTTTTAGCTATTCTACCCTCATGACTAAAAGGGTTTAAAATTTTTTCAACTTGTTTTTTTCTTCTTCCTAAATGCACGCCCATACTTTTTCCTCCTTATTCATTTTATCCCCTTTCCTTCAGTTAATTGTTCGACACTCGTAGAGGTCTTGTTTTTTCATTAGTTCAAACAGCTTATCCTGCCACATTCTCTTGAACCCTAAATCCTGGGCCAAGGCAGAGGCACGGGTAAGATCCGCCACTCTTTTCCAAAATTTTTGGGCGGGAGTCAGTACTACAATAAAATTGGGCATCAGTTTTTCCTCTCATATTCCTCGATGAGCTTTGGATCCACGTACTCCGCTTTCTGCTGATCGACCCATGCTTCATGGGCCGACCATTCCTCATCGGATACAATGGCGTTCGTCAGCAATGATCCGCGTTGAGGATGTTTGGTGTTGAGTTCCTTCACCATGTCCCTGAACTTGAAAATTGGTTCAGTACACATAGGACAAAGTGAAGTGAGATTGAATAAAGGTAATTGGTTATGCTGCTTTGGCATCGCTTTCTCCTTTCCCAAGTTTAATCATAGGGAGTATATTTTTTCCCCTCACGTTCAGCTCCAGTAGCAAACCTTTTTCTTCTGCAAGGCTTACATCAAGGTTCAAAGTAATTGATCTCCAGGATCTTTTTTCATCCCCATTATCTTTTTGGATTTGTTTTAGAACACTTATGTCCACCACTTCCAGTAAATGAGAACGGTCACCGTTCAAAGAACCACCGGCGAAAAACTTGTCATTGCTGACGAGTTTCGCGAGCATGACTCTTCTTTCCTGTTCGGTTTGCCCCTTTTTAAGTTTTTTTAGGAATACCGCGCTAAAGAGCTGCGGTCCCAGGTGTTGTCGTGTTAGTTCTTTATCTAATAAGTACATTTTCTATCTTTCTGTTAAATGTTTAGTATAAATTATAACATTTTATTATATAATGCAATGTTTATCTTGATTTAATTTATCCCTATTTTCTGCCATTTTTAGGAGTCCAGGGCTTCATTCTCTTCGGAGTCAGGCTTCCTTCGAGCATTTTCTCCGCCTCTTCCCTCGTGATCTCCCCCGCGTCCACTTTTTTTCTCATCTGATTGATCGCGCCCTCTGATCTTCTCGCGCCGGAAGCTATCGGCGTCGGCCACATTGTGACGGCGTCCTGGAGATTCAGTCCGAACCTCTGCTTTCCATCCTTCGAGAGCCGTCCTTCGGGGGACAACCTCTCTTTTTTATTTACGATGTTGTTCGCCCTTGGCGTCGGCCACATTTTTTGTTTCTCCTCGAACAGGATCGCATCCGAGAGCTTCGCTCCGAATGTACTTTCAGGTTTGTTTTTCTTCCTTAGGATGTACGCGCCGCCTTTCGTCTTCTCCACTCTGCCGGACTGTTCTCCCCCTTCAACCATTCCCACCGTCGGTGTCGGCCATATTTCTCTATGCTGAACGGCATCCTCCAAAGTATTAGTGAGAGGATTTCTCCCCGTCTTCGCCATCGTCTCTGGTTTTCTTGGCATCAAGTGACTTCTCGCCATTGGTGTTGGCCACATTAGTGAGTCCCTTACTTGTCTCGACAGGCTCACCGTCCTATTTTTTTTTCTCGCCTCCTCGGATGTCATTTTTCCGAGTCCTCTTTGTCCTCCGTCACCCTCCGCCGTCGGTGTCCTCCAAAAAATACGATTCGAGGATGCTGCATCCGAGGTAGTAGACGATTTGCGGGACCAAACTATTTCCGAGGCATTTAAGTCTGTCCACCCTTTTGGGTACCCCATAATCCACTCTACCCACGTCGGGTTCAAGGTCCCACCACCCTTGCGTTCCTTGACTGCCGTCGTAAGTCCAACCTGTTTCCCTATTCTGATTCTCCTCTGGATGGAGGGGTCCGACAGGTTTCCCCTGTCCCTGTTGTCCGATGCGTTCGGCGTCGGCCACATTTTCTGATCCTCTTTCATTACTTCCCGTGGAAGATTTGATCTCTTGTCCTTGTCCTTCCAATTGTTGATGTTGCCCGTGTCCTTCCAATCCCTCGACAGCGGCGTCGGCCATGTTTTGCGATCCTCCAATTTCACCGCCGCCGGAAGCATCACTTGATGACCCTTCTCCTCGACCCACTTCGCGTACCGTCCGTCGTCGTTCACGTCCTGCTTGTGCATTCCCTTCGATGGAGTCGGCCACAGTTTTTGATATTTCCCCTCCTCCAGGTTCATCTCCTTTATCTTCTCGGGGTTCTCCAGAATTCCCAGAACCGCCCGCCGTCCCAGACCCAGGCTTCCGTCCTTGTTGTTCCTGTTGATCTTGCGCAAGTTTCCGTTCTTTGTCAGCTTGAACTTGTCGTCTTTCCCTATGATCGCCCCCGTCGTTCCGTCCGAACTCACTGGAGTTGGAAAGATGTCCCACTTCGGCTGCTGATCCTTGTCGGGGGATAATTGTATCTGTTCCATCAGAGATCCCGGGGGAACCGTGGTTCGTCCGGCCGCCAGTCGTTTTCCCTTTTTCCTCTCCAACGCCTCCTGACTTCTCTTGTTGATCCCCACCGCCGTTGGCGTTTGCCACAATCCAGATTCTTTCTCTTTGGTGGTTCGCACCGACGCTCGAAGCTGAAATACTAAACGTCCTTGTTGAGTACATTTGATCCGCCAGGTTCTGGAGTACGGTGTCCAGACCGAGTTTAATGTGTCCACTAACGTTCTCTCCAATAACCCAAGTTGGCCTGAGCTCCTGGATAAGTCTAAGATACTCTGGCCAGAGGTGTCTTGGATCTTCTTCACCTTTTTTTCTACCTGCGACGGAGAAAGGTTGGCAAGGGTATCCTCCCGTAATAATGTCGATTTTTTTATTGTCGGAAATAATTCCGTCTGATCTGAGTTTGTCATAGCTGAGCTCCTTTATGTCCGTATATTGTTTAACACGAGGCCAATGCTTTGCAAGGACCTTTCTTGGATATTCCTCAATATCGCAGAAAGCCACCGTTTCAAATCCACCGGTCGCCTCCAATCCCAATGAGAACCCACCGATCCCACTGAAGAGATCCAAGTGCCTAAGTTTACGTTCGTTCATTTTTTAAAAAAATTAATCATAAATTAAAACTATTATAAAAATTATTATAAATATTAAAAATGTTATCATTTTTATGTCCCTACTGCGAGAAGTTTTTTCATCGTTTCTCCTGTTTGCAGCCGTGTGGTAAAACATTTTCTCCGACCGTGTGGTAAAACATTTTCGCCCGGGATCGTGTGGTGGATAATTTTCTCCGACCGTGTGGTAAAACATTTTCTCCGAGGCCGTGTG